CGGAAAGAATTAGCCTCAAACAAGAGCACGTGAGATATTTCGCGCGTAAAGGATTCGGGGAGGTTGCAGAGTTCCAGCATTAGTCGTTAGTCTTTAGTAGTTAGCCGTTAGGTGCGAGCCGCACGGGCTATTTGTCAATTTGCTGCAAAAGTAGTAGGTTTGAAGGTGTTGTGAAAGGACGGGGAATTTTGAATTATGAATTATGAAATTTGAATTGGGGCGTTGTGTGGTAAGGGTTTGCGGGGTGTTTGTGGGGTGTAGGTTCGATGTTCGTTCGATGTTGGTTCGTTGTTGGCTGTGGTGTGATAAGGGAGAGCTATGAGGTGGCAAAAGAGCAATAAAAAAGATAAAAGTCTGTTTTTTAGGCTTTTATCTTTTGTTTTTGGCGTGGGACAGGTTTAGAAGTTTTTTTATTCCAATTTTTCTATGTTTCTGAGTTTTTCGAGGTAGAAATCGCATATTCTTTGGAAATCTTCCTCAGTAAATTTGTTGTCTCTGAGCTTCATTCTCTTGTGTGTAGCTGCTGATGTACTCTTCTGAATTGCTCTTGCTACCTTGCTATCGGATAGTTCTAATTGCTGAATGATGTATATTACCTTGTCGTGCGGTGTCATATTTTTTTGTAATTTTGCACCCTCATTCTAAGGGTTGTTAAATCGTTAGGTAGTTTTAATTTTACAAGTAAGCCCCTGCTTTTTCATTACAAAGTGTTATATTACTTCTTCTTCATATACCACCTCACCAGTTTCATTACAAACGACTTGTACTATACCCCCCTTGTAGTCTTCGAAGTAGCTGTGATTAGTACCGTTGAATGATTGAATGTAGTCTTTACAATATTCTAATGTAGCCTCGAAGCCTTTATCATTAGAATTATTATCATCATTGAATACTACATTGTAAGTAGTATTAGTAACGTTGTTCTTGTCTGTTGTTGTCATTTTCTAAGTGTTTTTAAATTGTTATTACTTGTTTTAATTTTACACTGCAAAGATATAACAACTATTTTAATTACGCAAGTATTTTACTTGCTTTTTGTGTTTTATTTTGTTTAAAATATAACAAATGCTTGTAAGAGTGTGTTTGTCAGTTACACTGGTGATATATGTTTTTGCAGCTTTATCAAAGTAGGTACTGATAATATAGCGGTCGTTTATGGTGTCGTGTAGTGCTTTCATTTGCCTTTGAGGTTTAAAAGGTTAAATATAGATTTTTCTAACAAGCTCTTTACCATAGGCATTCACATATGAAGAACCAGCACTTTTTGACCAGTATTCATAATGAGAACGATTTTCTTCAAGTTCAGCTTGTGCAAGGGCTTCAGTTTTGAAGGTTTTGCTCAGCTTGTTGTAGCCGCTAATAATAGCGTAACCGCCTCTTACTTTGGCTACTTTTAGAGTTATATCAAAGTTGATTTCTGATAGTGCTTTAATGGTTGTCATAGTGTTATGTATTTAAAAGGTTATTACTGATATTTTGAGCCTTTTTGCGCCTTGCTCAGGGCGTTGTGATTAGTTGTTTAATGAATGTACATCATAACGTGCGCAAATGTATTTTTCTTCAAGTTTTTCAAGTGCTTTTGGTGTTACAAAGTAGACGCCTTCAGTATATTCTGATTTTTTTATACCACGCCCTTTGAGTTCTAACTGGGTACGTACTTCATAATTGTTATAACACCATTCAAAAAATATTTGAGGTTCTTGTTGTTTGTTTAATGCTTTCATACTATTAATGTGTTTAATGTTATTACTTGTTCTTATTGTTTGACAGTGCAAAGATATAACTATTTTTACATATATACAAATTTTTATATACTTTTTTTTATATGTTTTGTAATTTATTTTGTAAGTGATTGATAGTAAGCACTTATGCAAATAATACTTTTTTTAATTATTTTGCTATATCAATTATTTTATATACTTTTGCAGCATTAATGTAATTATTCTTATATATGATAGATTATAACTATATCACTAAAAAGATTAAAAGCAAAGGTTTTAAACTTGCTGATGTAGCAAACACACTGGGGGTACAATATCAGACGCTAAACAAGAATCTTAAAAACAATTCCCTTGATACTATTCAAAAAGTATCAGAGGTTATAGGGGTTTCATTTTTTGAATTGTTATTGCCTCCTGAAGGTTTTACTCACTTTTACGATGAACAGGACCGCTGGCTGGGGATTGTAAGAAAGTACCCATACTCGCAGGAGTCTGATAGTATGCAGCTGAAAGAACGCTTTGAGCAGGAGCAGCCAAAAGGGGGTGAAGAATAAAAAACTACCGCCCTATAGGTGAGGCGGTAGCAAATTGAAAAAACATTAATAAATGAAAGAAATACTATAAAGAACTAATCAGGAATGTCTGTTTTTGATTTCGTTGTATGCGATGTTTAGGCACTCCTCAAGGGTGGTGTTATACAAGTCAGCCAAATTGTACAAACAATCAAATATCAACGATATGTAAAGGCTTATACTATCACTTATTCTTATTTTATAAATACAAGCACTTCTCATCAATTCTGATAAAGTTTCATTGATTGTAAGTGATGTATATATTGCTTTTGCATACTCATCCCAAACTGTTTTTTTGTACTTGCCAAAAAAGGATACAGCATCTCCATCTATCATATAACAATAGTTAATAAGGCAAATCATAGTATCACCTATCGCATCTTGGATAGCAGGCTTGTCATTGTCATAACACGCCTTTATTAGTTCTCCGACTTCCTCGTGTGTTTTGAGGAGTTCGTCAAAGGGCGTTAGCTCTTCATAGATTTTTCTTTCTTTTGCCCACTCTTGGATAAGGGGCACGAGTTCTTGGATTGTTTTCATTGTTTTTATTTAAATTTACAAAATTGTTATAGCAGTAGGTATTTGTTATTGTAAAACCTCTACTTTCTTCTAATATTTCTGAGATAGATTTTCCTGCTTTTTGCTTTTCTGTTATATCTTTTAATACAGATTCTTTGATTTTTTCTACCATTAAAGTATTTTCCATTGTCTAATCTTCTTCTTTATAGTTTAACAATTCGGGGTTTTCATATTGGTTTCCAATAACTTTTGCGCGTTGCAAACACGAACGCCAAGCGTGTTCGGAAAGATTGTAATACCCATTGATGTTGCCTACATTTTTGGTATCGATACGGCAGAATGCCATACATTCCTCTCGGTACACAATAAGGCTGTAACCTCCATAATCGTGGGCAAGAATATCGCCCTCATAGATTTCAGTGCCATTTTTGTCGTGTTGCCCAGTAAATTGACTTATTGAGTTTTCATTTACTGCGTAATCATCAATAGCATACTCATCATAACGTTCGTAATAGTCTAAATAACCATATACAAAATCATTAAGAGCTATACTAAATCCTCTAAATTTGATTGTTCTCATTTTCTTTGTGATTTTAATGTTATTAGTCAATTTCTACTTCGTATTCCCAGTAGAGGGCATCATCCTCACTTATATTATCACTGCACCATTCAAAAGCTTCAGGAAATTTGTTTATTTCACTATCACAAATGGAAAATCCATAATCTGCCATTTGTTCTAATTCTTTAGCTACATCTTCAGGTACTTCTACATCTGATAAACCTACAGTGTAGGTTACTTTTACGGTTAAATCTTTGATTGTTCTCATTTGCTGTTTAATTATTTATCAAAAAGACAGGTTTTTCTTATACATACCTTTTCTGAATTGTTTTCTGTTGACTTGAATTCTAATTTAAACTTCAAGTTCTTAAACTCTGTTTCGTTATACATAATAAGTGATGTAGTTACATCATAAACTTCTCTAATGTCAGCACTTACTCCTTCAAATAAGAAGCAATCTCTTATTAATTTTAGAAATAAGTTCAAACCATCTTCAGTAATAACCCCCATAAGGTTATATGGCGTATTATCCTTAGAGCAATATATAAACGCTCCTTCTTTAATTTCTTTTTTCATTTGTTGATATTTTTTAATTATTTGTTAAAAGGTACATACGCAGCCGTCTTCTTGGTCAAAAGGCAGGGCTAATTGATTGGGCAGGGCTGCCATACGCACTAAATCGTCAATACTTAAGTGGTTGCGGAACATTGTGCTTTGATAGCTGCTTTCTTGTGTTTTACACCAGTAAATAAAGCGAGTGCCGTGTTTGATATTCTCAATTAGGTTAGCAGTGCTTTTCTTCCAACATAATTCACAATTACCAAGTTTGTTATGTATGCCGAGTTTGAAAGGTTGAGTACTCCAAAAAGCATTGAGTTTCTGTTGTCCTATAGGTGCTTCAAAATCTGTCAGCAGAGGAAATATGCGCTTAGTATCGGCTTTTATATCTGCCCAGCTGATGCGCTTAGGCATATCCTCTTTGCGGTATCCTATCGCTATTTGATAGTTCCCCTTTCCAAAAATCTCATCGGCAAACTTCTTACTGGGGAGGCTTTTGAGATTCTCGGAGCAGTAAGGGGCTTTCATATTGGGTAGTCCGCTAAATACTCCTTTGTTCTTGTGGGCTATCATATTAGCAAAGGTTTGAGCCTGCATATCCATTGTTTCAAAATCTACTATCTTATAGCCTACTCCTACGCCTTTTTCAGTAGAATACACACCCTCTATGATTGTAAGAGGTATTTCCCAGTACTTCACTATGTTTTTCAGAAATTCAATGGTTTCGGGGCGTTCCATACCTGTATTACAGAAAACAAAAACTTTGTTATAGTCTGCATACTTAGGGTGGGTTTGAATATGTCGTGCCATACGTGCCGAGCTGCGCCCTCCTGATACGGTTACAAGTAGGTTTTTCATTTGTTGATATTTTTTGTGTTAATAATCTTTCCTAAGTATAGCACGAAGTACTTTTTGTTGGGTTCTGCACCCCATTCGGGATTGCCAGTGCCAAAGCGTATAGCTTTTAATTCTATGGTGAGGCTTGGGGCATCACGAGCATAGCCATTGCGAAATATGACGCTATCGTACTCTTTTCCAAGAAGACGAAGGTTGTAATACGGCTTGATGTCGCGATATTCTTCTGTTTTCTCCCCTGAGAGTATCATATCAAACCACTTCTTTTTGATGGTGAGATGTAGGGTGTTATTCATTGTTCTGTAAATTTTAATCGTTTTGCTATTAATTCTACTATATCCACGGTTACGGCATTGCCTATGAGTTTGTAGCGTTGTGTCTTTGATATGCGCCTTTTTCTGCCGTTGTAATTGCCGTATTGTGTCCAGTTATCTGGAAAACCTTGCAAGCGTTCGCATTCTATTTCTGTTAATCTGCGTATGCCACACAGTAGGTTATTCTCTTGAAAGGCGTTGCTCGATATAGTA